AGAACCAAGAACATATTCTTGGGCATACTCGTTGCTCTCCGACACGAGGTCGAATAGGGTATCATAGTACCCCTCGGATTGTGCATCCTCAATGGATACACCCTCTACCACATAGGTAGACCCTCCCTTGTCCTTCCAGTACTGTGGGCATTCCCCAGTACCATCCCAGTCATGGGCACCATAGTTCTCACGGTATTGTGTGTAAATTACTACTTTCATAATTGCCTCTCATCCTGCTCACGCAGTTCGTTTTGAATCTCTTCGTAGTGTTCGTTTTCAGAACGAACCTCATCAATATCTTTCCAAGTCGCAGAGACCACACGGTTATCTGCCAACACTAATCTCTCAGTAGGGTATTCATCACGGAATACAATCTCAACTACTTGTTGCCAACTGGAATCTTCGGCAAGTCGGACAAAATCTCTTTCAAAAATAATCATAATTCACACTCTCAGTTCTCATTCTCAATACAAGTATTATACAACATAGAACATCTTTTGTCTAATACCGTTTTGTTATAAGGGAGACACTTTTAAAAACTTTCTTCTTGCCTTTGACCATTGTTTCATAGGTTTCTTGAACATGATCTCTTCGGTAGTACCTACCTTGATATATCCTGCAAGTTGACCCTGCTTGTTCACGATGTAGGTGTGATTGGAGACATTATGCTCTCCCCAATCAGTGACCTCTTGCAAGTACTCCATTATTTCTTACCCTTGTAACCTAGTGCTTCCATTGCATAGGCAGGAGAACCACTAACCTCGTAACCGTACTTCTCACTGTAAAACTTGTTTTGATGGTCAGACAGTTCAAGATACTGCTCAACAGTAGCATTCTTGACAAGGAAATTGATCCATGCCTTATATGGTTTGTAACCATACTTGAATCGGGCAATGAACTCTGGTTTGGGCAAACCAACCCAAGATGGGTGACAGTTAGGACTTGCGACCTCCATATTCACAGACTCGGTGTGTTTACCACGGTACATCAAGTACATACCATCCCAAGTGAACTCTTCTTTATCAAATCTAGTCATAATTTACTCTCTCAGTTCTCATTCTCAATACAAGTATTATACAACATGGAACAGGGTTTGTCAACACTTATTTTCAAAAAAAGTGAAATAAATTAGTACTTGACATTTTACGCTATATACTGTATGATGGGTGTTCTAGTGAGGAATTCAACCTATGAATCAAGAATTATATGATCTTCTAGGCAAATGTGCCGACAGTACTGGTCTACCCAAGATGGATGAGACCCAGTTTACTGATGTTACCGAGAAGTACGGAAAAGAAGAGTTTAGACTGACTCTTGCCGAATATATCTTCCGTGAGAGACCTCCCTTCCCTGCCAATCAAGTTACCGAGAAACGGAGGGATGATGCATGGTGGAAACTCAAGAAGTATGATATATGGAAGGGTGTTACCCACCAAGATAACCAAGATAGAGAGATCATTGAGAAGTATGACGATTACAAGTACCCCTATAGTAAATGGGGATTGGGTGTAATTGATGCTCCTGCCAGACCCTATAATGATGTGTCCGATTGGTTTATGAAACCTCTCAGATGGCAGTGTAATAGTTATTCATTCAAGGCACCTCTTACTGTATGGAATGAGGGAACTGCCCACGAGATATGGGCGTGTCTTGGTGCCATGTGGAGAGGGATCAATGATGTCAAGAAAGTCGTTGTCCGTGATCTAGAGGGAAATGAGAAAGAGAAGTTAGTCGGTGGTTCCTTGCAACAAAACTCGTATGTTTCTACCTTTCGTCTTGCCACCTATATTGCTACCCAGTTTAAACCATCTATGGCAAAGACCATCTACCAGATGACTAATGCCAAACGAGTACTTGATACTTCGATGGGTTGGGGTGATCGACTAACAGGGTTCTATGCATCAGATGCGGAAGAATATATCGGTTGTGACCCTAACCCAAACACCTTTGCAATATACAAAGAGATGATACCCTACCTAGAAAAGATGTCTGGTAAGAAGAAGATTGTCAAGATGTACAACTGTGGTGCCGAGGACTTGCCTTGGGATGAGATCAATGACATTGATTGTGCCTTTACATCACCCCCATATTTTGCTACCGAGAGATATAATGAAGGTGGTGAGAATGAAGATAATCAGTCATGGAAGAAGTTTGGAGAATATGAGAGATGGAGGGATGACTTCTTTCTCCCAGTATCTCAAAAGACCTTTGACTCGTTATCAGATCAAGGACACATGATCATCAACATTATGAACCCCAAGGTCAAGAACAAAGTCTATCCATCCTGTTGTGAGTTGGTAGACCTACTTCGACCACACTTCAAGGGTCAGATAGGTATGCGTATTATGCAGAGACCCCAAGGGAAATCTGTGTTCAAGGATGAGGATGGCAACTTCGACAAGGAACAGTTACAGAGTTACTTCGATCAACTCTATATCGAGAATTGTTGGTACTTTGGTAAAGAGAACACTCCCGATATATTTGCGAGAGCAGAAAAGAATAGTCTAGACGAGTTCTTCGGATAAAAAAAGGGGTCTCGAAAGACCCCTTTAAAATTGGTGAGTTAGATATACTCCCCCACTCTATTCCCCTTCTGGTGATGTTGCATCTGTGCCAGTCTTTTCTGCAACATCTTTAATTAAATTTGATGTTACATCCAACACACCTGCGGTCACACCAAAGACATCAGAACCGACACCTTTAATAACACCACCAGTACCATCGATAGTTGCATCGATAGTTGAACAAGCAGATAGAACTAATGCGAATGCAATTGCAATAAAACGCATAATACTCTCCTGTTTCTAGATTACTGGATGACCAGACACCACGGTAATACCGTCTCATACTTCTATGTTCAGTTCGTGAACACACTTATTTATAAGACAAAAAAAAGGGGTCTCGAAAGACCCCTTTAAAATTGGTGAGTTAGATATACTCCCCCACTCTATTTTTTATACCGACTTATGTCAAGATGTTAGTCACCTTGAAGATACGGTAGTACTGGTTAGTCTTAGCAGTAGCAAGACCGTCAGAAGGTGTAGAACCAACAAATGGGTTTGATGCCATTCCGTAACGAGTTTTAAACCCGATGCGTGGTTGGAAGTCATCTTCACCAACTGCTTTAACCATCTGTAATGGTACATATGGGCAGTAGAATACACCACTGTCATATGGGTTCTGACCCTTATAACCAACAGTTACATAGTCAGTGTTGGCATATGGATCGATGTATACACGGATACGACCATTCAGAAGACCTGCGAAAGTGTTACCAGTGTCATCAACCTGTAGGTTGTTGCTGATAGCAGGACTATAGTCCAAAGTACCGGCAGCGGCAAGAGCAGTAGCAACATCTGATGAACAGATGATTACATTACCTTTACCACGGCGAGTTTCTTTGGCAATCACATTACATTCACGGTCAATCTGTACACCAAGACCTTTGAACTTCTCAGCAGACCAACGACCATCAGTGTCACTAGACATATTGAAGATACCGTTAGAGGTAACATTTGCCTGTTGTGCACCAGTCTTTGCTTGACTGTTGATAGTACGGATAACTTCACGGTTGATTTCAGCAAGAATCTCAGCAGACAAAATGTTTGCCAACTCAGTTTCAGCATCCAAACCGTGGATTGCTTTCAAGTCTTGAGCAAGTTCAAGAGTGTACTCTGCTTTCAATGCACGAGACTTAGCAGTAACAGTCTGTCGTTCAATGGTGAAACCCATTTCGTTGAACGCAGAACCACCAGTACGACCAAGTGCTTCGGCATCAGCAGTAGGCATACCACCAGCGGCAAGTGAAGTTAAACGAGCACCTTCTGAATCAATGCCGTTGAAACCAGAAGCATTGTCAGAATCGTGAGTACCAGAACTGTCACCAGAGAAACGAGTCTCTGCTTCGTTGAACAGTGCTTCACGGTTAGAAGTAGAACCACCTTGATAACGTGATTTCATCGCAAAGATGAGACCAGTTGGGCCGTTCATAGGTTGTACACCACATACATCGTATGCGATTAGGTTAGGCATTGCTCGTCTTACCAAAGAGATAAGAACAGGGTCAAAGTTGTTTACTGAACCAGTTGCGTTAGCAGGAGCAGCGTTGTTTTCGGTCATAAAACCATGAGAAGCAGCGTTCTGCTCCATGATTGCTTTTTCTTGGTTCTCCAAGATAGCGGCAGTTACAGAACGTCTGTGATTGTCAGAGATTTTTCCTGCTGACTCTTCATCTAGTACTGGTGCCCACTTTTCGATTAAACTATCGTAAGATTGCATTTTAATTTCCTTAGTACGAATTAATTATTGGGTTTTTGTTTGTTTGCGAATAGCAGAGAGGTATCCTTCCATCACAGATGATACTTCGACAGTACTGTCGGCATCTTCTACGATTTGTTCTACTTCTTCACTACTTGCGACTTCTTTGGTGAAGTATGACTCGACAACAGTCTTAACTTTAGAGGCGAATTGATCTTCGTCTTCAAAGTCGATGTCTTCTACGAGTGACTTCAATTTAACTACCTGTGTCTCTGCAAGATCACGAGATGCTTCACGGATGATGCTATCACGTTTGTATGCTTCCAGTTCACCAGTAGTGTCAATCACTTTCTGAGTAGTTTCGTTGAGTTTTGTTTCCAACTCTTCAACGGACTCAGCAAGTTCGTCAACTAGGTCAACTTTGGATTCTGGAACAGAGATGTAAGACTCTGTAAACAGGTCTTTCATTTTGTCCATGAAAGTCTCAGCAATTTCAGTACGGAGACCGTTCTGGATTGCTACTTGATTACTTTCCATCCAAGATTCAACTACATAGTTCAGGTAACTGTCTACCTTTTCAACAAGGTCTGCCTTAGTAGAAGAGATTTCTTCTGCTAATTCTTCCTTGTACTGTGCTTCGATACGATCAACTTCTTCTGAAAGTTTCGATTTTACAGCAGTTTCAAAAAGTACAGCGGTTTTTGCTTTAAACTCATCACTGAGTGTTTGCTCTGACTCGACTAATGCATCTAGTTCAGCAGAAGTATCAACCTGTGTTTCCACAATTGCTTCTTCTCCTGATTCAAGTGCTTCACCCATGATACTTTCGTATGAGGCAGTTAGTTCATCCTTTTTCATAGAATGTAACGCCATGCTCATAGCATTAATCATACCCGCTTTCGTTTTTGGAATCGGTGCTTTCTTTACTGCATTCGCTGCTTTATCGACAGATGCAACCGAATCTTCTTCGGAATTATCTTCTTTGGCAACCTCTGCTTTCTCTTCGAGAGTTTCTTCCACAATGTCGTTAATTTCTTCATCGTGAAGTTCAACTTCGACTTTTGCTTCATCAGTCATTATTGACTCCTTACATATTAGATTTAATTAACGAGAGGAAATTCTTAAACTCTCGAACACTTGTCTCATATAAGACAGTTTTCGGAGTGTTTTTAATTTCAGTCTCCATATTTTCAATTACTTGCGGTTTCAAAATGCCGTTATTCCAGACCCAGTCAACACCTTCCATAATACCATTAACAAATGCTTCTGGTGCACTTGGGTCTTGTACGATGTCAACCGTACTAAGAATAAAGTCGTCTTTCACGACCATTGCCCCACCTTGATTCACAAGACTACCCATACCACGAGTTGACACACCTAATTGTACACCACCATCAAGTAAACCCTTTACGATCTTACCCATCGGAGTATCCAATATTTGTGCCTTTCCTACCACATCATTTCCCTCAAATTTGAGTTCTGTGATGAGGTGTGAAACTTTGTCCAAGTTTACCGTGGGCCCTTCTGGATGATTCAACTCACCCACTGCCCTACCAGTTTTAACTTGTTGGTCTACATATCTCTCTACAGCAGGTTCCATAACTGCCTTCGGATATATGCGACCATTTCTATTCTTTTTGTCTGCTTGAGCAAAAACACCTGCGATTAGGTATTTCTTCTCACCATCCTCTTTCTTCTCTACGAGACATTCAAGAGTATTATTATCTGTAAACTCTGTAATTAACTTCATTTAGGTTAATTCCTTTATTACTTTGGTGGCAGACTTTTCAGCATCCTTCAAAGATTTGAATGCGTCTAATTTGTCACCATCTATGAAAACCACAAATGGTAAAGTTCCCTTGCCAATATTGATTATCTTGACAGGGATACGATTGATTTTCTTATTAAGAACAACTTCACCTTTCGGCATCTTTGTTCTTTCATTTAATTCTGAAATGAGTTGTTTATAAGATTTCATAGTATTATTTATACAAAATGATATTTTAAAAACAACTAAATTTCAGTTTCTTCGGGTTCTTCCTCAGAAACTACTTCAACTTCTTCGGGTTCTTCCTCAGAAGTTACTTCAACTTCACCATCATCAAGTTCTACTTCTTCATCTCCAATCTCTTCGATGTCATCGTCTTGGTCATTGAAGATTGCCTGTGCAGTAGCAATGCGTTGTGCTTCTAGTGCATCTGCCATCTTGTCTTGTATAAGACTCTGGAACGAACCTTCTGCATTATTCAAATCACCATCAGTGATCTGATTGATTAGGTTTTCCACTGCTGTAGGTTCTACAGTTTCAACTTCTTGATTTTCTTCACTCATCATACTTCCTCATCTTCGTCTGCAACGGAGTTCTCACCCTCGACTTGCTGTTTCATTTCTTCGATGTCCTCATCAGACATCATCATTACATTTTTCATTGCCCACTCTCGTGAGAAATATTCACCAACATACTGAGATACTTGATCAAGAGTTTGCAGTCTGTTCTGTAACAGTTCTGCATCCTTTAATTCAGTAAAGTGGTTATCTCTCTGGAAGTCTACTGTAATGAACCCTTTCCACTCTTCCCAATCCTGTTCGGTGATAACACCTTTCAGTATGAGTTGTTTCTTGAGTATTGCAGTAAACAATGCAGAGAACCTTTTACGCAGTCTATCAATGAACTTCTGGAATTTAACTTCATCCCTTCCGATCTCAGTTGAACGACCTAGTGTAAACTGTGCTTCCTGTTCCAAACGAGATACTGGTACATTCAATGATCTATATAGTCTCTTCTGGAAGTACAGGATGTCATCAATCTGTCCAAGATTCTCTCCACCGGGAAGTGTGCTGATCTCAGTACCACGACCACCTTCCCTACGAGGCAACCAGAAATCTTCGAGCATAGACATATGCTTGCGATCATCTTTCAGTTGTCCTGTGTTGGAATCATAAACAATCTTGTTTCGATACTTAGACATGATGTCTTTCATGTATGCTTCCGACTTATTGCGAGGCATATTACCTACATCAATATAGAAGATTCTGCGTTCGGGAGCACGAGCAAGACGGTAGATTACAAGTGAATCTTCCATCATGCGTAACTGGTTGATTGGTTTCAATGCCTTGTGTAAATAAGACACAACCTGTTTCTTGCTAGGGTCTAACAGACCACTGGAAACATATGAAATACTATCGGGAGAAAGTCTTACACCTTGGTTGGTTCCTGCTTTCTCTTGATAAATGTAAAACTCATTGACTTCTTTTACGATCTTGGCACCAGTTGCCTGATCCTTGTCATGTTTTACTTCTTTTACTTTACGAATCTTAGCGGCATCAATCGTTCTGATTTCTTGGATACCCGCTTTTAAATTTGAGTCATTGACTACGAGATGGTGATATACACGACCATCAACATAGAATGAACGGAATATGTCGTGACCTAGTTCTCCAAAATTCAACATAGAATATATGGTATTGAACTCTTCGGTCATTTGTTTTTTGATGTTGTCGGGTGCTTCTACTTTGTCCAGATTAAGTTCACAAGACTGATTTTGCTCAGAACCTACAATAGTTTCGTTTACGATGTCCTCAATAGCGGCATCTACTTCTGGATGTTGTGCAACCCCACGGTATTTGATGATAAGTTGTTGGTTGTCCTTTGCCTTGTTCCCATCCATGTCGATGTACTGACCATAGTGACTACCAGACGCAGTAACATACCCCGCACCATCATCATCGGTGGGAGCAACAATAGACTTTAATTTATCTTTCTCTTTAACTGGTTTGTCTTGTCTTTTTAATTCAAAACCAAACAGTTTGAGAATACTGTTGTCTTGTTCTGCCATGTACTTACCTTTTTTATAATAAAGAGGTAGGGATAATTCCCTACCCCTCTATCTATAACTAGATTAACTCTAGGATGTTGTGTCAGATTCCCAATACTGCACTTGGAATTCCACCGTAAACTCTTCGATAACATCGTTAGTTTCGTAGTTCACATCAATTGCACTGACGAGAGTTGGGAAACAACCACGGAAGTTATAAGTTTTTGAAGTGGAACCATCACGGTTCAACTGTTCAACAATCAAATCTGCTTGGTAATCTACAGGATTAACCAGACCAGTGTTTGCTTGGTGACCATTGATACCGTTCATCCAGCGTTCCATTGCATTACGAGTACTGAAATCAGTATCGTTCAGAATGGTTACTGTCCAAGGTTCAAAGGTACGATCTCCTGCCATCTTCAACTGTCTGCCACGGAATGGTACATCAAAGAATGCCATTTGTGAAGCAGGAAGTTGCGCTGCTTTACAGAGGAATGATGTAAGTTCTACATCACCACCTGCGTAAGTAGGAAAGTTGATCGTTGCTTTAAATAGATTGGGTCTTGCACCCCCACCTCTTAATTTTGACTTGAAGTCATCTACACCTAAAATTGCCATTTCTCAATACTCCTTATACTGTGCCAACTACTTCTTCAAACTCAACACCAGTTCTAACAGCAACAAAGTTCAATGTTACATAGTTGATAGAACGAGCGGGTTTGATGAAGATAGATGCAATAAATTCATTACGGTCAACAACAGAGGGAGGATTGTTGGTCTCATCACAGACTACTTTAAATTCTGTGATACCTCTCCTACCTTGAATCTCTCGTAAGAAAGGTTCTACAATGTTTACGAACTCAGCACGAGTAAACTCGTCATTGAATTCAAACATTACGTTTCGACCAGCGATACCAATTGCTCTCTCAATTGCAAGGAACAGTCTACGAACATTGATGCGATCAAACGCAGATGGTCGTGACATATTAGTCTTATCACCAAAGAGCATAACTCCCTCACCGGGAATATTAGCAATTGGGTTAATTCCTGCCTTGTAAAGAGTGTCTCTTTCAGTCTTTGTACTAGGTACAATAATGTCAGTAATACCAAGATAACGACCTCGTCTCGCACCAGCGGGTGAGAACCAAGGGGCGGCAACCAAATCGGTTGATGCCATTAATCCTGCGGTTGAAGAACAAGCAGGAATCTTGATGTACTTATCGTTGTACTTGTCGAACACCTTGAGATAGTTGTTGTCTTGTATCAAGTAAGAAGACTTAGTGAAACCATCACCAGTTGTTTTAACAGCGGCATTAGTGTTAGTCGTAACGGCAGCGGCACGATCTGGTGAGGCAACTACCACACAATCTTTTCGTGCTTCTGCAATAGAAACTAGGTCATTTACCACAGTATTTACTGAGGATGCATCTGCCAGTTCTGGTGGAATAAGGAAGTCTAATTCGATGTTTTCTGCATCTTCAAACTTATCGTATCCAAGAGCAATCTCTGATGTAGAGATACTTGAAGAAGTAACACCACCATCAAAGTCCCAAGTTGATTGCGTATTTGCAAATACTTGTCCAGTAGAAAAATCTCTGCTAGTCGCAGTGATCTCTCCCCACTGGTTACTAGAACCACCAAAGTCAGATTTTCCTGCTGAGTCAGTTCCCACATGGGAAACTCCTGCATAAATCCATGCAGATTGTGATCTCAACACATCTTTGTAGTAGTTTGAAGTACCATCGGCATTCTTTGCATTAGAAGCAACAGATACAAATGGGAAGGTTTCTAGTACAGTGTTTGCAACACCAGAGATTCCACCATCACGGTCAATAACCGCAATATGAACTTCATCATTGGTTGCACCTTGTTCTGTAGCAAACGCAGATGTTGAAGGAGCGGCATCAAAAGAACCTTTGTATGCCCAGTTGTTGAATGCAGTGGTTGCAGAACCCGCACTATCAGCAGAACCTACCATAGAAACTCGTAAAGAGTCACCAAGTTGTCCCGGATATTTTGCAATGAATGCTCCATCACCAGAATCAATTGTTGCGTTGTCGAACGCATCTAAATTGTTATAATTTGTCTGTGTAACGGTTTTATTGGTGTTAGAACCAGCGGAATTTTTTGCGTCTGATCCTTGCTGACGGACAACAAATAAAGAATTTGAATACCGTAAGAAGTAAGCGGCAGAATGGAAATCTACCGTGTTTGAGTTGGTCGGTGCAGAGAAGGTAGTAACAAGTCCAGTTTCATCAGAAACTAGAGTTGCTTCACCTACAGGGCCCCAACCGAAATTTCCCACAAATGCACCAGTAGAAGTTTGAACATTAGGCACTACGCCTGTAAGGTCAATCTCTTTTACTGTCACAGCAGGGGAAGCAGAGGGTGTAAAAAGTGCCATAACTTTATCCTTTCGTTTATCTAATTATAAGTGAACATAATACGGTGCGAACACCGCATTAGAATACGGTAGTCTCAATACATTTATTTATAAGAAAGCATATTTATAGAAAAAAACTTGACTTTCTCTGTATTTCACTGTATAATTAACTTAGTGTTTGGGAAGAGGTGAATACTACCATTCTTCTACACCTGTACTCCCTTCAAAATCGTGCCATCCCATATTCCTTTGTTCTTCTTCCATACGAACATCATCTAATCCGTCATCAATGAAACCAACAGGTGGTACATCATCCTCGATCTCTTTCATCTTCTTGGAGAACATCATCTCTTTTAGATTGATGTCTGTCATATCAGCAAAGAACTGAGATGTAACAAAGTATCCGAACATCACCAGATTCATCATTAGGTCATCATGGTTTCCATCCGATGCCTCATATGACTGACCTCTCGCAGTAAATGTAGAAATCTCCATGATGGTATTCTCATCTAGGATGTCTAACTTCTTCTGTTCAAGAATATCCTTGATAGAGGAACAACCTAATCGTTTGACCTTGCGGTTCATTTCGATACCGATGCGGTCTGCCTTGACTGCCGATTCCATATGAAGATTCTCGTATTCGAGGTCTTGATACAGTCCATTACAGACAACCGTGCCTTGGTCATTGGACTCAATTACCACATATGCTTCATTGTAGAAATTTGCGTACTTATATATAACATTAGGAAAGAGTAATGGAGATATAGTATTATTGCGATAGACAGCAACCTGTTTGAAAGGTCTCGTGCTAATGTCGATTACATTAAATGTAGAATAATCCTGTCCTCTTCCTTTTGATACATCCACACACATAACATATTCGTGTTCTTTGTCTGGATTGTCGTATATTAATAAGTCACCACCCTCACGATGTGTAGAGGGTTGTACTGCTCTAAACCCCAATAATGTCTCGGCATTAATTAGGGTGTCGCCTGTCCCAAAGAAAGTATTCCCAAATTCCTGATCGAACTGTAATTGAGATGTATTTGCGATTGTCTGCTTCTTCCATTCTTCATCCCTTCCCGGTACATCGTACCAGTTTACGGTGAATGGAACAAACTCATTGACCTTCTGTACTGCACCTTCCCATATCTTGTGGAAGGTATTACCAATACCATTGGCAGTCGATGTGATAATTACCTTGGTGTCTTTACCCGCAGAAATTACTGGATAGGTAGATGTGTAGAACTCATTTGCTCTTTCAACAAATGCGAACTCGTCTAGGAACAAGAGGTTGACCGACATACCACGAATAGAACTACCAGAGGTTGCAGCGGCAATGATTCGAGAATTATTACTAAACTCAATCGAACCTTTGTTTAGTGCCTTTGTTCCCGGTTGGAGAAAGAATGGAAGATTCTCTAGCATCAATGTGACTCGTGCCAACATCTCCCTTGCAGTCGCACCTTTGTTTGCAAGTATGGCAATGGTTTTCTCACTATGAAAACAAGCATACCAGATTATGTACCCTACCGAACTGATCGACTTACCAGACTGCCGACACGCAAGTACGATAGAGAATCGATTGTTATTGAAATGATCAAACATCTTCTCTTGATATGGATATAATGTGAATGGAACAAGTCCATCATCCAGAGAGATTACCTTGAGATAGGTTTTACAAAAGTATACAGGGTCTTTGGAACACTTGATGTATTCCTTGACTTCCTCTTCGGTAAATTGATGCTGAACTCCATCTCGTTTAACATTTATGTTACCGAGATAGGATTCATTTGGATTCGGGTTCGACATCAATTACTTTTTCCACTTGAGTTTCATTCTGTATTAATCTCTGTAGGTCTGTTGTGGTTCCTACAAATAAGTTGTTTGTCGTGTTGCCGAGTTGTTTGATTTCTTCTGTTTTGTTTATGTCTTTGTTCTTCTTATTCAAATCCATCAACTTATCATTGACATCTGCCATGTTCTTCATCATAGTAGATAACACTTCAAACGCACGAGGATGTTCTGATTCACGAGCAACTTCGATCATCAACTCCATACTCTCTTTACCTTTTTCGAGTATCTCATAGTATGTATCACGAGAATATTCGTAGTCATCCTTTATTCGTTTTTCTTCACTCATTATGCACTATCCAAATCTATTGTATTAAATCCGTAATCACTATCAGCAGTCACACCAACTGGAGTCGGAGTAATCTTCTGTGTTTTGAGGTACATATCACTATCGTTCAATCCACCTTGTTGTAAGAAGAAGTTGTTACGAACATCACGAATGATGTTACCAGTGCCCTCGGGCCCATATAGTGCAATCTTCATCTCAAAGTCGAGAGTATAAATGATTGTCCTACGTTGTTCGAGTGCACCCTCAAAGTCATCCGAGAACTGAACCCCTGCCAAAGAGATCGGAACATCTTCGGTCAGACTGGTAATATCTGCAAATGGTTTGATTGTCACCGTGTACTGCGGTGCAAAGTATGGAAGAATCTGTTCTACAATCTGTAGTGCATCATCCTGTGACTTTGCATAGATGTTCAACTGAAACGAAATAGTGTATGGTGTCGCAGTGTAAATCTTCTGTCGTTTGGTAATCTCGTTGCTTGCCTTCGAGATATTGTTGACCTTGGGTAACTGTCGAGTTGGGTCGTATGTCATGTTGGTGATCTCGAACGACATACGAGGCAACTTGATTGCCACCCTGCGTTCTGCATCCTCACCCTTGGACATCTCTTCTAGTCGAGATATAAAGTTTCTCTTGGGTGCATAGGACAGAGGTACTTTAACCTGAGAGATAGTCTCCCCTGCATTATTGTGCCTGAGTACATGAAGGTTATTGAACATCGATCCAAATACCGATACCGCAGTCCTTACTCGTTTATGATAAAACCATGTTCCAAACATTATAAGTCCCCAAACGGATTAGACTCTGAGAAGTCAAGGAAGTCTGCTTCAAAGTCATTGAATATTTTGTTCTGTG